CTTTTGCGGAAGATATAGTTCAAGATGTTTATTTGAGAATTCACAAATATAATTATGGAAAAAAGATAGTTAGCGGAGATAAAATAAACAACTATTTGATGTGGGCGATGATTAGAAACGCCACTCATGACCAAAACAAAAACAACAAAAATGAGTTATTGATACTAGATAGCTTTCACGATTTAGCAGTTGACGAATTTGAAAATGAAGAATTTTATAGTTTGGAAAGGTTACACGCAAAAATATTAAAAGAAATATTAACTTGGCACTGGTACGATATCAAACTATTTTTAACTTACTTGGAGAGTGATATTTCAATGAGACAAATTGCAAAAGAAGCGAACATAAGTTTGACTTCAATATTCAATACTATCAAAAATTGCAAAGAAAGATTGGTTAAAAATGTGGGTGAAGATTGGCAAGATTATTTAAATAAGGATTACGAATTAATATAAAAAAAAATGGCGAAAAAAGTAGTGAAAAAAGTAGTGAAAAAAGTTGCGTCAAAAGGATTTGGCGACACCGTAGAAAAAGTATTCAAAGCTTTAGCAATTGACAAGGTAGCAAAATTTGTGCTGGGAGAAGATTGCGGATGCGATGAGAGAAAGAAAAAATTAAACGAACTATTTCCTTATAGACAATTGAAATGTTTAACCGAAAAGGAGTTCAATTATTTGTCTGCAAATAACAATGAAGTACTCACAAAAAAATCTGGCATTTTACCCTCAGAACAATACGCAATGATTGATATTTGGCATCGGATATCTGGAGTAAGGTGGCAAACCACATCTTGCGAGCCGTGTGTACGTGATTGGCAAAGAGAATTGTTAAAAGTTTTAGAAGCATACAAAAAAGAAAATAAAGATGAAGAATTATAAATCAAGTTTAGGGGTAATTATTTTGATAATCATGATCTTATTTTCATGTGAAAAGGCAAAGATTAACAAGTCGGAAGAGCCTGAACAAACTTGCAACTGCTACGAGCAACATGAAAAAGCGCAAGGTGGACTAATGCCTAACGGGTCAATTGGTATCGTTTGGGTGTTGGATTATAACACTACAACAATAGGGACAGACTGCTCAATGGCAACCGATTTAATTTGGACAGACAACGGAACGAAAAGATACAAAGTAATTTGTGAATAATGGAAAAAAAATAGGAATATATGTATTTTATCATTAAATTTAAAAAAACAAAAAAACATGAACGAACTATTTGACTTTCCTAAAAACATTGTAATAAAAACAAATGACAAACTATCATTTAAAGCATCAAAAAAAATAGAAATACAAAATTTAAGAGTTTCCAAAAGAGATGATAACTTTAAAGAAATAATGAGTGAATTGTCTGGATTTCCGAAAATAAATCAATACCAAGCCATAAAAACAAACGGCACGAGCGATTGTGGGTCAATTTTTACCTATGCACTTAATAACTGGGAGGAAATTACGGAAATGTATTTAGCAACTTGGACAATTTCAAAGGCAAATATAAAAAGACTTTCTGATGCGGTTATATCTGGGAAATTAAAAAAATTAACGATGGTTTTTTCGTCAACATTAAAAGCGGCAAACCCATCCCTTTACTCATGCCTTGTTAATAGCTTGAAAGATTTTGAAAATGTTAAATTAAAAGAAATAAATTCACACGCTAAAACTTTTTCTATATCAAATGGAGTAGACTATATAACAGTAAGCGGTTCAGCAAATTGGAGTGAAAATCCAAGAATTGAAAACTTTTTAATATTAAACGACAAAGATTTATTTGAACACCACAAAGAATGGATGTCAGAATTAACAGATTTAATTTAATGGCAAAATCAACAGACGCAGAAATAGAATTAAGAGTATCAACAATTTACGAAATGGTTGTTAAAGGTGCTTCTAGAAAATATATTGTTCGATATTGTTCAGAAAAATATAATATATCATCAAGACAAGTTGACACATATTTATCAAGAGTAAACGAAGAAATTAAATTAACTTTTGGCTTAGAATATAAAGAGCGAATCATTGAAAAACATTTAGCTCAATTAGATGATTTATATGTTAAAAATTACACAATAGAAGATTTTAGAGAGTGCAGAAATTTAATTGAATCAAAATCAAAACTACTAGGACTTAACGAACCTGAAAAAAAATCTATAAGTCAAAACTTACTTCTTAACGGTTTAGATATAAAATTCTCGGACATAATAAAAGGATTTGATACGGATAAATAACAAATACATCGAGGGATTTAATTCGAGTTCTCGTTACTTTATTGTAACGGGTGGTCGTGGTTCTGGCAAATCATTCAGCTTAAACCTACTAATTTGCATGTTGACCTACGAAAAAGGACATGTAATTTTGTTCACAAGGTACACTATGTCGTCTGCTCATATTTCAATAATCCCAGAGTTCATAGAGAAAATTGAACTAATGGGGAAACAGGAGGATTTTTACGTTACAAAAGACGAGATAGTTAATAAGCTAACTGGCTCAAAAATATTGTTTCGAGGTTTAAAGACTTCTAGTGGCGACCAAACGGCTAATTTAAAGTCATTGCAAGGCGTAACCACTTGGGTTCTCGACGAAGCAGAGGAACTGCACGATGAGGATATGTTCGATAAGATTGACTTATCAATACGCCAAAAAGGTCTGCATAATAGAGTGATATTAATCTTAAATCCCGCAACAAAAGAGCATTTTATTTACAGTCGTTTCTTTGAAAGTAAAGGCGTAAAAGATGGTTCTAATGAAACGAAAGTAGATACAACGTACATACATACAACGTACCTAGACAATACAGACAACCTGTCACAAAGTTACCTTAATCAACTTGAAAATATAAAAATAAGACGACCCGAAAAATACAAACATCAAATTCTTGGTGGGTGGCTCGATAAGGCGGAAGGTGTAATATTTACCAATTGGTCAATAGGTGCATTTATTAATTGTGGCACGTCTGTTTTTGGTCAAGATTACGGATTTTCAAATGACCCAAGTACGCTTGTCGAAACATCAATAGACAAAGAAAATAAAAAAATATACATCAAGTTGTGTTTGCATAAACAAGCGCTCACGACTACGGATTTGTATAACTACAACAAACAATTTGCTGGAGATAAATTAATAGTTGGGGATAGTGCTGAACCTAGATTAATATCGGAACTTAAAAGTAAAGGAAATAATATCGTCCCAATTAAAAAAACAGAAATTACTTTTGGTATTTCGCTGCTTCAAGATTACGATATTATAATAGATGAAAGCAGTATTGAATTAATAAAAGAAATGAATAATTATAGTTGGATGGATAAGAAATCAAGTACGCCTATTGACAAATTCAATCATTGTATTGACGCAATGAGGTACGCAGTTACACATCAATTAATAAACCCCAATTCTGGAAAATATGCAATACAATGACGAGTTACCAAAAATGAAAGCAGTTGTGGAGGAATACATCTACCAACAAAAAGGAGTAAGAGTAAAGATAGTAATTAATAATCCGTTTATGGTTAGGATTCACTGTCAAATGTTGGCAGATGCTTATTCGTATGTGCTACAAAAAAAAGAAAATAAGTTATAATATTATGGAAATCAAAATAAATGTTCCGACGTCCTTATCCGAAATAGTATTAAAAGACTATCAGAAATTTGTAGGTATTCAAGCAGAATCAAACGACGAGGAGTTTGTGGCTCAAAAAATGGTTGAGTTGTTCTGTGGACTTAAATATTCGGAAATAGCGAACATAAAATTAACATCGCTGAACGAATTGGTTAAACATTTTTCGGAGTTGTTCGCTAAAAAATCGGAGTTTAAAAACAGGTTTTTTATTGAAAATGTTGAGTTTGGATTTATTCCAGAATTGGAGGAAATAACCTATGGCGAGTATGTTGACTTAGAAGAAAATTTGCAAAGTTGGGATAACTTTCATAAGGCAATGGCAATACTTTACAGACCAATTAAAAGTAAATTCAAAGACAAATACGACATAGTTAAATATAAGCCAAACAAAGAAATGGAGGAACTTATGAGGTTCGCACCTTTAGACGTTTGCTTAGGTGCATCGCTTTTTTTTTGGAGTTTAGGGAGCGAGTTGTTAACGGCTACCCTGAACTATTTGGAGAACAACTTGACGGGGGAGATTCGAACGAATTTAGCGATAAAACTCAATTTGCCAAACGATGGGGATGGTATCAAAGTCTATATGGACTCACTAAGGGAGACCTTACAAAGTACGATGAAATTGCAGAATACAGACTTACTAAATGTCTCACCTATCTTACGTTTGAAAAGCAAAAAAACGAAATCGAAGATAGGGAAATCCAAAGAATAAATAGAAGGTAATGGAAAAATCGGAAGTTCAAATAGCACTGGAAAGGTTTAGAGACCACGTGATAAGCGTGTCTAGACGTAACTTAACGAGCAACCAAAAGAATGCTTCAAAGACCTTGTATAATTCACTTAAAGGCTCTGTAAAAACAAGTAAGAATAGTATAGAAATTGACTTTTCTATGGAGCAGTACGGCGTGTTTCAAGATGAAGGAGTGAAAGGAAAAGACCCAAGTAAGGTATCTCCAAATGCAAAGATAAGAGGACAACAAGCGCCAAACAGTAAGTACAGATTTGGGAGTGGAAGTGTTGGTAGATATGGCGACTTTGTTTCATCGATAGAAAAATGGGCAAAGAAAAAGAACATAAGATTTAGAGATAAAAATGGCAAATATAAAAGTGGAAATTATAAATCTTTGGCTCATGTTATTGCGGGAAATATTTACAACCGAGGGATAAAACCAAGCCTATTTTTTACCAAACCATTTGAATCTGCATACAAAAACTTGCCACAAGAATTGATTGAAAAATACGGGCTTGACGCATTGAAATTAGTTAACAAACAATTGGACGAAATAGTAAAACAAACAAAATGAGTAACACGATATTTATAAGGTCACCTTACATAATTGGCGTAACTGGAACAGCTGGACAGGTAGCAAAAGTAGAACTTAAGATTTGGAATAGTCCATCTGCCGCACCCGCAACGGCAACACGCATACTTTCAAAGCCTATCCCATCAGCATCGGTAACGACTGTTTATTTTGATATTTCTCCATACATTCGAGAGTACGTTAAGCCGTTATCGTTTACGGAAAGTGCGGTCATTGGAACGATTGCAAACAACGAATTTGCAAACGCAAGTATAGTTGTCAAACTAAACGAAACGACGGAATTTATCAACTCGTTCACTTGCCTAAAAGGTTTCAGCTATTTTCAGCAAGGATATAATTCAGCTAAAACAACTCCATTTTCAGCGCTAGAAGATGGCACTTATTTTGTCAGAGATACAACGTGCGGAAGTCTTTATTTTGATACACAAACAGATGGGCTTAACTATACTGCAACCTACTCAAACCTAGCAACAGGCGCAACGATTGGGGCTATTGTAATGAATGGAAATATAAGAAAAGTACCGTATGCTTTACCGGCTTCATTTGCCCAAGGTGGCAATAAATTAGTTGTTACAAATCCAAGCGCATCTGTTCTTGGAACGTTTAATTTTGTAACTCAATGCGAACAAAAGTACACGCCAATAAATTGCGACTTCATAAACAAATTTGGTGTATGGCAAAGGATTGTTTTCTTTAAAGTTTCTAAATCTACAATCGACGTAAAAGGAAGTGCCTATAATTTCATGAGTGGGGCTGTCAATTATAGTATCACAGATGCAAAGAATAAGGAATTAAACATTAACGGAACGGAATCTATTAAGGTAAACACTGGATTTGTTCCCGAATCTTATAGCGGTGTAATAAAACAACTTATGTTGTCCGAAACAATACTACTTGACAATAGACCTGTTCGAAGAAAGACAAACAATATGCCTTTGCCAACCGCTGTTAACCAAAGGAATATTAATTATCAACTAGATTTCGACTATGCAAATCCAATAATTAATTCAGGAATATGAGGCGTACAGATTTTTGGATAGAAGATAAAAAACTAGATTTATTTGACGATGAGCAGATAAAAGTGAACTCGCAGGTTCAAAGCTTTCAAGACATTAGCAAGGTATTTTCAGACTATTCGCAGACGTTCACATTGCCAGCAACGGACAATAACAACGAAATTTTTGAGTACTACTATAACAATGATTTGGACGGTTTGATTGACCACAATCTACGGAGAAAATCCAGACTAGATGTTGATTACGAAATATTCAAAACAGGACTTGCTCAACTAGAAAAAGGAACTATTGTTAACGGAATGCCTCAAAACTACACCGCAACCTTTTACGGCGATGTGGTTAGCTTAAAGGATAAGATTGGCGAGGATATGTTAAGTGATTTGGACTACACGACAATTGACCACGCCTACACGGAAGGGGAAGTATTTAGAAGAGTAAAAGGGCAAATTGTTGATAACGTTAAATATCCGATGATTACAAGTCTATCAAATTGGAATTATGCGGGTGGTGGAGTAGATGACATAACCACTTCAACGGGTCAAGTTAAACATACGGACTTATTTCCAGCAGTTCCATTGTCTAAGTTATTTACGTTAATTCAATCAAAATACAGTATTAATTTTCTTGGTTCTTGGTTTTCTTCGCCTAACTTTTTGAGGTTATGTTTGTGGTTCAAAAATAAAAACCAAATACGGCAAATTTCTAAGCCTTACGACTTGGTAAATGACAATGACGAAAATTTTACAAATGGATTTATTTATGGAGAATTGTTTTACACGTACAGAAATCCATCAACTTTGTCAGGCATTCTAGGGCATAGCGTATCGGTTCAGGTTAACACAACCTCAACTTTTGACTATTATTTAGATGTTTTTAAAAATGGTATTTACTTAAATACTTTAACAAGATTTGGAGGTGGAAGCAACCTTTTTCAAGTCGTTACATTACAAGCTAATTATTTATCACTTTCCGAATCCTACACGTTTAAAATTAGAAGCAAAGGAGTAGCAACTTTTACTGGCTCTATAAAATACTCAATCACTTATTACGACAACACAACATCGTCAATTTTATTAGAATCCCATTCAAATAATTTCAATTCTATAAGCACAACTATAACAACGGATTTAAGGTTGTACGCACCCGAAATGAAAATACTTGACTTCATAAAATCGGTCATGCAAAGTGCGCAATTAACCGTAGTTGGGAATAGCGACACTTCATTTACGTTTATGCCTTTAGACCAGTTCTACAAATATGGCAGAAATATAGACATAACTAAATTTGTTGTAACGGATTTGATTGAGTACAAAAGACCGAGCCTATTTAGCGAGATTAATTTTAGCTATCAAAAAAGTGAATCTGTTTTAAATTCAAATTTCCTGGACACTTATGGTAGGTCATTTGGCGACCTTAGAAGTACGTTTCCTTACGATGGTGGAAAGTTTGATATTCAGCTAGGCTTTGAAAATATACTTCAACAAAAATTTACAGGGACAAATCTTCAGGTAGGTTATTCGTTAAATAAGAACTTGCAACCATATATTCCTAAGCCTGTTTTGTTAACCCAACTAGACACTTCCCCCGGAATGTGGCAAGTTTTTCTAGGCAATACTGCCTATACTGGAAATTACGTCCCGTTTGGTCAAGAGATTTACAACGGTACAGATATTTCTACAATAAATTGGAATATTGAAGTAAGTTCGTACACCAACAACCCGCAGTCAAATGGGTTGTATCGAACTTATTACGAATCATTTTTGCTAAATCTATTTAATAAAAAAACAAGAGTGGTTTCTTTAGCTGCAAATTTTCCACAGTCTCTATTAATCGACTTAAAGCTATCGGACAAATTAATTATAAAAGATAAAAAATACATAATTAACGCAATGCAAACCAACTTAAGTACTGGTGACGTGAAACTGGAGTTGCTAAGTTGGTTCAATGCAGATAGCGTGGACAGAAATATTAGAGTAAGTCATTCTTCAGGAACTGATGTTGTTGGATTTGAGGCTGGAGATGGAACAATAAACATAAGTGGCGATGGTTTGTCATTTGGTTCGTTCAGCGCTTTATCTGGCACGGGTTCTTTCACAAGCAAGTTTACATATCCAGCAAATAAAACTGGTTCAGACAGGACACAAGTGGTTCAAGTTACAAGTGAGCGCAAGCAAGGAAACGAAACAGAATTGATATACTCACAAATAATTATAACGCAAGAAGGATGATAAAAGAAATAATTGAAATGTTACAAATTGATGATTTTATTAATGAATCGGAGTTTATCGAAATCGCAAAAGGGAAATACAAGTTGCATACAAGTTGGGGAAAAGCAATTAAGCAAGGAAAAAGAACAATAAAAAATATCAAAAATGGCAGAAACTAAAACGATAATTCTAAATTTAGACACTAAAAATACTGACAAAAATCTTAAAGAAGTTAATGAATCGCTAAAAGATATAAAGCAATCGTCTAAGCTAGCGTCCAAAGAAGTGAAAAATACGGACAAAGGAATTGAGGATTTAGGCAAGTCCAGTAAAAGCTCTACGTCGGGATTGAAAGCCGTTGGCACAGGAGTTAAGGGGGTGGGGAACGCGTTAAAGGCTGCTGGCATTGGACTTATAATAGCCGCATTTGTATCTTTAAAAACAGTATTTGAACAAAATCAAAAAGTAGCTGATTTTGTTTCAGCAGCTTTTGAAACGGTATCTATTGTTTTTAATAAAGTGACGGAAGTATTAACAAATGTTTTTCAAAGCGTTTCAAAATCTACAAATGGATTTCAGTCGCTCGGAAAGGTTATGTCTGGACTTTTAACGATAGCAGTAACGCCATTAAAATTAACTTTTTACGCTATAAAATTAGCGATACAAGCGGCTCAATTGGGTTGGGAAAAATCTGTTTTTGGAAGTGGCGATTTAAAAACCATAAAGGCATTAAAGGAATCAATAAAGGAAACAAAAGACGAGATTGTAGGCGTAGGAAAAGGAGCCGTTGACGCTGCCATTGGTATAGGTAAAAATGTTGTAGGTGCAATAAAAGAGGTTTCGCAGTTTACGGTTGGAGCGATTGATGGAATTAGTGAAATATCTGTTAAGAGTGCGTTCGAGCAAGCTAAAGCATCTGTTCAGGCTCAAAACCAAGCCGAGATAGCGGCTGCTCAACAAGGTTTATTAGTTGAACAATACGACAAACAAGCGGAAAAATTAAGACAAATAAGAGATGAGGAACGTAACTCGATAGACGACAGAATTAAGGCAAATGATAGGCTCAAGGAGGTATTAGAGAATCAACAAAAAGCAATGCTAGCTACTGCTGATATGCAAGTAACTGCCGTTGAATTTGATTACAAAAAAAATAAATCAATAGAAAACAGAGTAGCTTTAATTGAGGCTCAAGCAAATAGGGAGGGCGTATTAGCACAAATAGAAGGACTAAGGTCTGAACAATTAGCGAATGACCTTGCATTAGATAGAGAAAAAATAGAACTTTCAAATGCAAAATTAGAAGCCGCCGAATTACTGTCCATAAGTGAAAAAAAGTTTTTAGCCGAGCAGATAGTTGATGATGAAGAAAGACTAAAAAGAACTATCGAGATACTGAATGAGGAAAAATTAATCGAGTTAAAAAGACTAGAGGAAAAAGTAGCGCAATACAAAGAAGGAACTCAACTAAAGTTAGATGCGGAATCTGAGCTAAATACAAGAACTCAAGAACTAGGTCAAGAATTGGTTTTAGCGGAAACAGAATTAAACAAGGTAAAAAACGCTAAAATTGAAGAGCAAAGATTACTGAAAAATGAAACACTTTTATCGGAACAAGAATTAGAAATTGAAAACTTAAAAACAGCTTATGCGGCAAAACTTTTATTAGCGAAAGATGATGCGAGATTAACTGAAGCCTTAATTGAAGAATCAGAAAAAAAGCAAACGGAAATAAAGAAAAAATATGCGGACATAGAGAAAAAAGGGTCTAACGAAAGAAAAAAGCAATTAATTCAAGGCGTTCAAGATGGTTTATCTATCATTAGTGGTTTATCGGAATTATTCGCTGGAAAAAATGAAGCACAACAAAAAAAGGCGTTTAAAATACAGAAGGCGGCAAACATTGCCAACGCTTTAATTGACACCTATAAAGGTGCGCAATCTGCATTTGCGTCAACAACTGGTGGAATTCTCATAAAGAGTTTAGCAGCGGGGGTAGCTGTAACGGCTGGTTTGCTCAATGTAAAAAAAATAAAGTCAACACAATTTAACTCAACAACCGCCGACAATTCGCAAGCGCCAACAAGTGCTGGTGGTGGTATTGGTGGCGATGGCTCTCCCTCTGCCGTAACAACTAACGCTCCTCAATTTAATGTAGTTGGCAATACGGGAATTAATCAATTAAACAACTTGAATCAGCCTATACAAGCCTACGTTGTGAGTGGAGAAATGACAACACAGCAGCAGTTAGACCGTAACAAATTAGCAACGGTTACCCTGTGAAAATAAAACAAAAAAAACAAGTTCAAGTTATAATGATATGAATATAATTGAATTATTGATAGACGAGAAAGACCCAATGTCTGGCATTGATGCGGTTTCAGTTGTTTCTTCGCCAGCGATTGAGGAAAATTTTATTGCTTTAAACAAGCATGAAGTAGAACTGAAACAGATTGACGAGGAAAAAAGAATTTTAATGGGTGCGGCACTAATACCAAAAAAAAAAATTCCTAGAAGGGTAAACAAAAAAGAGTTCGATGTTTATTTTTCCGAAAAAACAGTTAGGCGCGCTTCTGAATTATTCTTGATGAAATCGAATCAAAACAACGCAACATATGAGCATAAGACCGTGTTGAAAGGAATGAGCGTTGTCGAAAGTTGGATTATTGAAGACAAAAAAATGGATAAGTCTGCAAAGTACGGATTTGATTTGCCCGTTGGAACTTGGATGATTTCAATGAAAGTTGACAACGACGATGTATGGAATGACGTGAAACTGGGTAAGGTAAAAGGATTTTCTATTGAGGGGTATTTTGCTGATAAGGTAGCGGACAGTCCAAGAGATGAGGATATGAATAAGGATGAAATAATTAACCAATTAAAAGATTTATTGAAATGAAAGGAAAAACACCAAGCCACGCAAGTCCAAAAAGTGGAAGTCGAAGAGGTTGTTTATGCGAGAACGGCAAGTACTCAAAAGAATGTTGCGGTGGTAGTTTGCAAGCGCAAGGAATTGGAAAGGTAGTTGGCAACGGCTCTGACAATGTTATAAAAACAGAAGTCGATGGAGTGCGCACAATGGTTCGGCAAAATAGTTGAAAATACAACAGATAGAAAAAAAAAAGTTATAATGTTATAAAATAAAATAAAAATGAAAGAAAAATCAATTTTAAATAAAGTGCGAACACTTTTAGGTATGGAAATTAAATTGGAATCAATGACGTTAAGCGACGGAACAACTGTTTTAGATGCGGAGATTTTTGAAGCTGGACAAGAAGTATTTATCGTAACTCCAGACGAGCAGAAAATAGCTGTTCCAATTGGAGAATACGAACTTGAAGATATGCGTACCTTAGTAGTTGCCGAAGAGGGAATTATCGCGGAAATTAAAGAAGCGGTTTCAGAGGAAGAAGTAGTACCTGAAGAAGCAGTAGTTGAGGAGGTATTATCACAAGAGGCAGCTGCTCCAAAGAAAGAAATAACAACATCTTCAACAACAAAAGAAACGCATTTTTCAGCAGAAGAAGTTGAGGTATTGAAAAAAGAAATAGAGGAATTGAAAGTTAAATTAGCTAGTCAAGTTGAGGTAGCGAAAGAAGTAGCGCCAATTGAATTAGCGGAAGAACCTAAGCCAATTTCTTACAATCCAGAGAATGAAAAAGAAGTTTCTATGTTCAGAATTTCGCCAAGAGCAAACAGAACGACAATGCATTCAATTATGGAAAAAATAAGCAAAATTTAAAAACAATTTAAAACAACTAAAAAAATTAAAATGGCAACAACGACTTCAATTACAACAACTTACGCTGGCGAATTTGCTGGTAAATACCTAGCAGCTGCATTGCTAAGCGGACCTACTTTAGAAAAAGGAGGGATTACAGTAATGCCAAACGTAAAATTCAAGCAAGTAATCAAAAAGATTGCGACAGACGGCTTGGTTAAAAATGCCACGTGCGATTTTGACCCTACTTCAACAATTACATTGACGGAAAAAATATTACAGCCCGAATCTTTTCAGGTGAATTTGCAACTTTGTAAAAAAGACTTTCAATCAGATTGGGAATCGCTATCAATGGGTTTCAGCGCATTTGATACATTACCGAAGAACTTTGCTGATTTTTTGATCGGTCATGCTTCTGAAAAAGTAGCTGCAAGCATCGAAACTTCAATTTGGAGAGGTGTTAACGCAACAGCGGGCGAGTTTGATGGTGTCATGACGCAATTAGCTACTGATGCGTCTTTACCAGCTGGTCAAGAAATAGCGGGAACAACTGTAACGGGCGTAAATGTTATCACGGAACTAGGTAAAATAGTAGATGCTTTGCCATCTACATTGTACGGAAAAGAAGATTTGAAATTATATGTTTCGCAAAATATTTACAGAGCATACATACGCGCTCTTGGTGGGTTCGGTGCTTCTGGACTTGGTGCAAATGGATATGAAGGAAAAGGAACAAATCAAGTTTTAGGCAATTTATTTTTTGATGGAGTTGAAATCTTCATGGCAAACGGCTTAGCGGCTAATACTGCTTTACTTGCACAAACTTCAAATTTGTATTTTGCAACTGGTTTGATGAACGACCAAAACGAGGTAAAAGTCTTGGATATGAGTGATTTAGACGGCTCTCAAAATGTGAGAGTAATCATGCGATTTACTGCAGATGCGAAGTACGGATTTGCAAGTGAGTTAGTTACTTACGGAGTAGTTAACACTGCAAACTAATATTAACAAATTAATTAATTGGGGAGGGGTAGACGCTCCTCCCTTTTTTATAACTTAAAAAAATTAAAAATATGTCATGTGCATTAGGAAATGGTAGATTAGAAGTGTGCAAAGATGCCGTTGGTGGTATTGATGCGGTCTACTTTATAAATTATGGTGATATTACGGGAACAACTTTTGATGTAACAAATACCGATTTGATTGAAACGGTTACGGGAGTTGCTATTTTGTATAAATACGAAGTAAAAGGTACGAACTCTTTCGAACAAGTTTTCAATTCAAGCAGAGAAAATGGAACAAGTTTTGTTGAGCAAACTTTGTCAATTATCCTGAAAAAGCAAGATGCTGCAACGCATAAAAATGTTAAATTATTGGCGTGGGGCAGACCGAATGTTGTAATTAAGAATAGGAATAACCAATACTTTTTGGCTGGTTTGGAGCATGGAATGGAAATTACTACTGCAAACGTATCTAACGGAACTGCAATGGGAGACCTTAATGGCTATACACTTACATTTGTAGGTCAGGAGAAAATATTTGCAAATCTAATTGATGCTTCGAGTGATGCAACTTTAGAAACTGCATTTTCAAGCGCATCAATAATGAACAATTAATTCAAATTATTTTATTTTAACGGGGGTGGCTTA